CTCTTTATCATATCTTTTGTTCTTAATCGTCTATTAAGCTCTGCTTCAACATTATCTATAAATGTATCAATGTCAGATGTTAAATCTGATCTATTAAGATAATTTGCGATTGCTGTTTTAAGTTCTGAATATGTCATACTTTACCTTGCCAAGTTCTAAATACTTTATTGTCTGGATTGTTAAGCCACGCTTTCCATTTTGCTGAGTCTTGTGACCAACCTTCTCTTAATGCTTTTTGCCAAATTACCATAGGTACTTCAGCTATGTGTCGCATATCTTTTCCAGGCTTAGGTGTATTGTCTCTTAGTTTCTTAACATGGTCAATGACAGGTTCGACATTCTGAGTTGTGTGATAAACAAGTTTTTCATCTTCAGTTATAAACTCTGATTTATAACCAGTTTTGTGATCGGTAACTGTTCTTCTTGTTGTCATTTTTAAAAAAAGGGGTGAGTTAAACCCACCCCAAGACTATCTAACTTATGAAGTTGTTAAGTCAGCCACGATTCCGTGAGCAGCTTCGTTGCTCATTTCTAGGCCATATTCAACAACAATCATTTTAGTTTCAGCATCACCTATTGTTGAGATATCAACTGTTTGGAAATCTCTTAGGTATGACACTTTAGCAAATTCTGGATCAACTAATAATAGTGATCTTTCTCTGCTTAAGTTTGATGGTACGATTTTAAGTTCGCCAAAATCTGATGCGTAAATAGAAACAGATGCTTCTACTGTATTTGCATCAACAAATTGTCTAGCTTGTGATCTACCTGTGAAACCAGAAATAACTTGTTTATTTACTGGGCCACAGATTGCCATTGAAGGCTCTCCACCATTTGTAAAACATGATTGTAATACATTCTTAAGTAATGCTTCTGTTAAAGCTCTTTGAGTTCCGTCTGTTGGAGCTGTACCACCGCCAGTAGGTGTAGAACCTGCTGCGTTGTTTACATTAGACTTCATCCATGATTCAAAACCACCAGTTACTCTTGCTGTTGTAGCATCACCAGTTGTCTTAGCACCTTTTTGACAAAGAGCTGTTTCCATATCTCTTTTTAATGCTTTTGACATGATAGCTAATTGATGAGCCATCTCTGATTTTTTACCAGCAGGATCACTTGCGTTCTGTGAGCCAGTTACAGTTGCATCTCTTGATGAGATCATTGCCACATTACTTACTCTTGTTGTAGCAGTAGCAGCACTTCTTGAAAGTTCAAAACCTTCTAGCTGTCCACTTCCACTTGGAGTTGGTAATGCTTCTGTTTGCCAATCAAAAACTACATTCTTGATTGAGTTTTTTCCTATTGATGACATAAACGGAGTTTGCTGAGGAGAAATGTTATAAATAACATCACTTAGTTGTTCTTTATCAGCAGTCGCAGAATATGTATCAAATGCGTTAGTTACTTTTGCCATGATATTTTTTTCCTATGTTTAAAAAGTTTATATTAATTGTTCAAATAATTTAGCTGCATCTTGCACTTTGCCAGTTTTAGCTAATTTCTGTTTTGCTTTTTTCACAGGAGTTGTAGATTTAGGAACATTTGAAGTGCCAGGTCGTGCGGTACGAGCTGCCGCTTTCTTTTCAGTTGGTTTCACTTTAGTCGCTTGTTGTGTTTTATGGTATAACCATGCGTTTCTTAAACCAAGTAAAACTCGGTAGTCATAAACGCTGTCCATTTGTTGAGGTGTGTACCCCAAAACATTTACGCCATAATCTCGAATTGCCATCTTTTCTTTTGATGCCACTTCGTTATCTTGCCATTCAGGAATATGCTCAAGCAACTGTTGTTGGCCATACTCAACAAATTGTTGTATTTGTTGTTGCTGTTTCATTTGTGATTCTTGTTGAATCCTTTGTGACTCAGCTTGTACTGCTTTTAACTTTTGCTTTTTCTCATTCCAGATGTCTTTTTCACGGACATAAGCAATAGGGTCAGCTTCGTAAAGTGCGTTCCAATCTGGCTCGTTTTCTAACTCGCCTTTCAAAGTTGATTCCATTCTAGGTAACAACTGTGAATAAATTGCATCTTTTTGAGAAACCTCTTGTTGTTTTGCTTCAAAAGCTTTTCGCTGTTGAGCTAACTCTTGAGTTTTTCTCGTATAATCTCTTTGGCGACTGTATCCGTTTTGGAGTTCTTCAAGCGTGACCTCTGTTTCTTCGCCATCTACTTTAATTGTATATAGCTGTGGTTGCTCGGACTCCTCTTCTTCTACTTGATCTTCTTGGAGTTCTTGTTCTTCGACTTCTTCAAGTTCTTCTTCAAAGGGTTCGTTATCTTCGATAACTTCTTCTTCGTTGACTAACTCTTCAGTAGCCTGTTCTTCTATTTCGTTTTCTGGTTGCTCTGCTGGAGTCAAAAAACTTTCAAAAGATTGTTCTGTCTTTTCTAAGTTTGTTTGTAAACCAATCGGCTTTGCGTTGTTGGTCATAATTTATCCTTAAAATGTAAAGTAATATTTTAACAATACTGTGTTAAATTTTACACAACTTTGTGCAATCTTTGTAGTTGAGCTTTTGTGATTTTACCCTTCTCTACGATAATACGCAGATGTCTTTCTACTTCTGGTAATAATTTGATTGCTTTGTGTAAATTTTCTCTTTTATTTATATCATCTTCTTTTGAAGATAACCATAAATTTATATATTCATCTTTAAGGATTTGTATTGCGTCTTTAAATGTTTCTGAGTTAAGAATTAACTCTGCTTCGTTTGAGTGTAGTATCTCTTCTTGTGATGGCATTAACTATCTTCCAAATTTATAAATGTTTGAGTAATCAATACCAGGAGTAAATGCTGGTTTAATACTTGGTTTACGGGCAGGTTGTGGTGCGGGTGTTGGATCTGATTTTAATGTGAAATCATTTTTTAAAATAGGTCTTGGTTCTGATTTTAATGTGTAATCATTTTGTAGAGCATTAGAAATATTTTGTGCTAAACCTAAACCAGGCACAACAGCGGGTACTACTTTTTCCATTACTGCTGGTATGCCAAGATTAATTGCACTTCCTATTGGTAATTCATTTGTATAAGCATCCATGTTATCTGGTGATTCATTTATAAAATCATCTATTGCAACTTGATATTGATTTCTTACACCATCCTCTGCTGGTATTTCTTGTAAGATATCTTTCATATCAATAAGATTGTTTAATTGTTCTTGTGGAGATGGAACATCAACATCAGGAATAAAACCCATACCAACTGGAGTTGTTGGTGTGTCTTGTAAAGATGTTACTGGAACATCAGGAACGAAAAAATCTTGCATTGGCTCTACTGGCACATCTACAGGTTGTGGCATAGGATTAATCTGTATTGGTTCATAAGGTTGAATATTATTAATCATATCTCTTAATGATGAATCATCATATGATGGAATATTCGCTAAATCATCTCTTGTAGCAAAGTCATTAAAATCTGGCAGGTTTAGAGTTGATGGATCGAACTGCGGTATATTACCTATTTGATCTTGTAAACCACTTATTTGGTTGTTAATACTTGATGGATCGAATGTTGGTATGTTATTTATTTGATTAGAGTTTCTTCCTATTAAATCTCTTAATTCTGTATCATCAAATGTTGGTATGTTATTTATTTCATCTCTAGCAATACTTATAAAATCATTTCTAAAATTTGCTGGATCAAATGCAGCTAGATCGCTTTTCATTGCAAAATTATTAAAATCAGGAAGATCAATACTATTTGCTATTCTGTCGTAATCTATTGGTTCTGGTTTTAACATATCCAAAATACTCTGTACTCCAGATAAATCTAAAGGTTCGTAGGTAGGTGTTTGATTTTGTGATGGTGGTGTAAAGCCATTATTACCTAATATATCTACAGGAGGTGGAAATCTAAAATCATTGGGTGGAAGAATGTTTACATTATCTCCCATACCACCGCCAACAATATTAGGCGGAAGATTTATATAGTCTGGTGGATTTATAGCACTACCACCTGGCAAAAATGCTGAATCATCTGGTGGTGTTGGAATTGTTGGAGCAACAGGAGTGTTTATGCCTGATTGTGTAAAGCCTTGTGGATTTGCAGCAGAATAGCTTACGCCTGGTGCAATCATGTTAGGAACATTTTGTCCACCAGCTATTGATTGAGCATAATTTAAACCACTTGTAAAAGTAGGGTCTGTAGTTGGTTGAGTATTTTGTCCAAAAATACCAATTAAGTCATTGTATATTTCAGATTCATTTATTGCCATAATATTTCCTTATCCAGATATTAGTTTATCAATTTTTGCATCAAGTTTGTCTAATCTGTCGAAAATTCTTTCAATATCTGTATGTAGGTCTTGTTTAGTGACATACCGCATGGGTATCTCTTCTCTGGTTTTATTAATTAAAATTTCTAATCTTTGAATGTCTGAAGCGTTTGATCTAATACTATAGATGATTGGCACATAAACCAATGTGATAAATGCGTTCCATAATATTATCGGGTTGTCCATTAGTAACTCCATATATGCGGTCTTGGTCTATGAGTGTCTCCCTCTGATATATCTAAATGAATAAAACGAGAGTTACCTTTTTGATTAACGCCAATACCAGTAAATCCATAATCTGCTGCTTTCGATACTATTTGTAATGCCTTATTGCCTCTAACAAATATATCAGCAGCTATACCTTGTGTATGAGTTCCTGGATTTTTTTTCTTTGCCTCTATTGGGTGTTCTTCGCATCTATACCCAGAACTAATAATAAACGGAAAATCCAGCTCAGTTCTAAGTGATTGTAACTTATTTATTAGTTCGTGTGAAATATCATTTTTACCACAATGTTGGCAAGAAAACTCATCTATTGTAAAGTTTTGCCAAGTCACTTTGTTAAGCCTTTGGTTTTCTCAAAAGTTCTAAGACCACCAAGGCCAAGCATACCCATAAGAACTGTAAGTAAAGAACCCATGTCAAACTGTGGTAGG